CGGCTGCGCCTGTGTAAGTGTCAAGCAACAAGTTGGGGTCCGCCGCCGTCGTCGTCCTGGTCATCTTCAGCGACAGCGGCAAGGTGCCGCGTGTCTCGGCTGTGGCGTCGGTCTCGTTGAGGCCGGCAAGCAGTGCAGCCTTTGCCGTTGCGAAGCTGGCGTTATCGGCTGGCTGCGTGGTGTAGTCGGTCCAGTCGGCAGCGGTGTCCGGATCGGCGCGGAACTTTGTGCTGTAGGCCAGCGTGCGGTTGATGGTGTCCGTCTCGCCGGTGTCGCTGGTCTCGCTCTCAGCTTCGCCGTCGCCGTCAGGGCGTGCGGTGTAGTAGTATTCGACATTGCCGGTGGCGCCGCTGCGCTCGGTTTCCGCCTGCGTATCGTAGCGGCCGTGATAGCTGTCGCCAACTGGACCGCCACCGCTGACCACCGTAGCCGTGTTGCCGTCGATTGTTACTGTGCCGTTGCTGAACTTCAGGTTCGTGATAGCTCCGCTCGGGTCGCCATCGACCTCGCTGACGTTGATAGCGTTGTTCGGCGTAACGGTAAAGCTGCCAGCTTGGCCCGTGCGCTGGATGCGCATGTTGTAGGTGTGCTCGGTGATGTAGACGCCTTGCTCCTGGTCATAGTCTACATCACTCGTGTCGAAGTCGATAGACTGCACAGCGACAGTATTACCCACTGGGCCGATGTCGCCGCCTTGGCGATCGAGCGCAGAGCGAACAGCTATGCCGAGGTCCATGGCTTCGGCGTAGTCGTCGCTTACGATGTAGAGCTCCACGCGCGCAGTGTCCAGGTCGGAGCTGCCTGACTTCGTGCCGCTCGGCGTAGTGTCGGTGATTGTGTACGCGATAAACGGAACGTCAGCGTCCTGCTGTGCGATCTCGGGATAGATGCGGTCCGCGCAGATAGCGCCCACGTCAGCGCTGTCCTTTAGCAGATAGTATATGGCTTTTCCTGTTTCCATGCTCAGAGCTTTTTAACCCACTTGCCGTAAATTCGTCTATACGAAACAAGTTGGAGGCGCCGGACCCGAGGCTGTATGCGGCTGAGGGCTGGCGTTATCCTGTTATAGAAGCGGCTGCCGGTCGACTTCTTGCCGGAGTAGCCAATTTTGAAGCCGTGCTCAACCATGTGAGCGAAGTAGCCGTCATACGCTACGTTCTTCCCGCCACGCAGCGGCCCCACCAGCACGTTGACTTTACTGCCTCTGGCCTTGCGCGCTCGGATGGAGCGGCGCAGCGTGCCGGCTGGAATCGTAAAGTCCACCTTGCCCTTGCCTTTGTCTTTGCCTCGGCTGCGGCGCTTGTAGACGACGAACTCTGTGCCGCGGCTTGGTAGCGACTTCTTCATCACCTTGGCCGCCACGCGACCGAGCCGGCGGTTTGCATCGAACAGCTCCTTCCGCATGTCTTTCGGAAAGTCGCCGAGCTTGCCAATCTTTCGCTCCAGCTCCTTCAGCCCCTGGATGTCAAACTCAGCGGCCATCGGTGCCCTGCTCTTTGCAGAAGATGCGCAAGCCGTCGCGGCGGCCAATTTCCTCAAAGCCGAGGATATCGTACTTGCGGCTCTCAAAATAGATGCAGTCGGCTTGCGTGATGCTTAAGCCGCCAGAGTCGTCAGTAGGGTTAGGATGCCGGACCACGAAGACGACGTCGCGCTGCGGATAGATCTGGTACGCCTTGACGCTCTCGCCTGCGCTACCAGGATAGAGCACCTCCGCCCACATAGCTGTGTCGGTGTAGCTCGACTCTGTCGGCTGGCCGTAGTCGTCCTGCGTCAGCGTAGACTGGCGGACAGTGATGCTGCGATCGCGACGGCCTGCGTTCTTCATGCTGTAGCAATGATGCGGTTAGCGTTAAGCAGGGCGTCGGTGCCGAGCTTCACGCGACTGGTGATAGTGCCGGTCACCTCATCGGTGCGCATATCGTAGAGGTGCCCCACAATCAGCTTGATAGCTGCGATGATGGAAGCCGGAATGTCAGCCGGCGCATAGCCAGCAGTGAACTCAATGCGGACCGGCGTTAAGTTGTAGTCTTCAAGATCGGGGACGTCTTGAAAGAAGATGCGCCCTGGCTCCCTGTTGATGTCGTAGTGGACCTTGGTGCTGGTTAGCGTCTGCTCTACGCCTGCGCTATCGTCATACTTTACATCACCCACCGCAGAGAGCGGCCCCACTGGGAAGCTGGCAACCTGCCAAGAGCCAAGGTATCCGGTGACAGAATACGAGCCTAAAAGCACGTTCGTGTAGTTTTCCACATAGCTGATGGCTGCGAGCCGTGCCGCCTCAATGAGCGTGTCCTCAAGTGAGTGAGTTACACGCAGATGCTTCTTGAGCTCGGCTGTGGAAATAATCTGCTCAGCCAATGCTGTGGAGCTCACATCGGTTTGCAGTGCGCCTAACGTTACTTGCATGGCCTAAAAATAAGAAAGCCCAGCGCGATGGCCGGGCTTTCTCGTTGAGTGTTAGTCGCTATCAGTCGGTCGTATCGGCCTCGTGAGTAGCCACCGCTCCAGCTTGACGGATGTCGAAGTCGTAGAAGCGGTTCACGTGGATGTTGATTTGGCCAGTGCCGGCGCTGCTGTACGGATCAACGAGGAGGTCGATACCGCCGAAGAACGCCATGATGCAAGCCTGGGCGAAGTTGCCGAACATCACAATTTCGTTGCCAGTCGTGTTGACGTGCGGAGTAGCGAAGTACTTGTACTCGCCAAGCAGCGTGGTGATGCTGGCGACAGCGGAGGCGCGGCGCAGGAGCGCGTGAGCCGTAGTCGTGTCAGCCACCAGGCTAACGTTAGACAGATCGGCGCCAGCGTTAGCCACAGCTTGCTCGAGAGCGAAGACAGTCTCGGCTTGGTTGCTGGCCGTCAGGTCCGCCGTGGTCGTAGCGGTCGTGTTGCTGATGATGTGCGCGAAGCTCGTCGTGTCAATGTGCTCGTTGACGCCAGCGATGAGGTCGCGAGCGATGACAGCGTCGACGTCCGGGCCGCCCTGGACAAGCAAGAGCTTGCTGTAGGTCGTCTTGTTGGAGACGCGCTGCGGGCTGAGCGTCAGCGCGTCCATCTCCATACCGCTGGCCGCGTTAGCGTCAACCTCGCCCTCGGTAGCAGCTCCAGCCTTGACGCTGACGCGCGGGAACTGAAGGTTACCAGTAGCGCCGTTGATGACGGTAGTGCCGACCTGCTGGATGAGAGCCGGAGCGCGCAGCGCCTCGATGGCGTTGCCGACGTTGGTAGCGACAAAGCCGGAGCCGTCACCGCTGCCTGCCTGGAAGTTGTCAGCTGCACCAGCACGGAGCGCGACGCCCGGGATGCCGATGTTGCCGTTAGCGCTGATGCCCGCGACAGCAGCCTCGCGGCTGTATTCCTGGGCCCACTCCAGCTCTGCGCCGGTCAGGTTGCGGCCCTCGGCCACGTTCAAAATGGCGCGCTGCAGGCTAAAGCTGTTGTTCACTTTCTTGACTTCGCGAGCCTCGGCCATGCTGCCGATGTTGCTAACGCGAGCGAGGCGCGCAGCGGCTTCGGCTTCTTGGCGCTTCAGTTCAATCTTCTTGTCGAGCTTAGCGAGCTCGTCGACCATGTTGCGAGCCACGACCATGTCGTTATCGCTGATCTCTTCGGAGGACTCCTCCAGCTTGGCGACGAACTGCTCGTGCTCTTGAGCCTGTTGCTTGCGCAAAGCCTGGAGATCCTCAAGCGTGTATTTACGCATATCTTGTTGAGGTTGTTTGGGTTCTACTTTCTTGCGGGCAACAACAGAAGTCGCCTCGTATGCGGGGTAAGTTACGGGAGAAACGTCATATAGTTGTCCGACTTTCTCGATTACCATAACGCCATCGTCGAAGCTGCGTTCGCTAATACTAAAAGCGAAAGAGCTTTGCGTAACGTCGCCACGCTGCACCATAGCGTAAAGGTCGCGGCCGGCCTGCGTGTCGATGATGTTAGCCTTGTAGTACAGCCCGCGCTCGTCAGTGGTGAGCTTTAGCGTGCCGTTGGTCGTGCGCGCAAAGGGCATGTTGTTGTCGTGATTAAACAACAGCCGCACGTCGTCCTCGAGGCGGCCATCAAAAGCGCCGCGCTCGATGCGCTCACGCTGTCCGCCAACCACTGTCTCCTCGTCGTAAAGGGCCGCGTAGCCCTCGAGCGTCATAGGCTTCTTGCCAGCGCGCAGCGTAGCGTTACGCTTCAGAATTTCCGTTTCCATCTTTGCTAATGTTGTCGCTGTACGCCTCCAGGCGATCGAGCGCGATTTGGTTTACTTGTACTGTGTGCACGTCGCCGCCCGGCACAGGGTTCAGATCCTCACGGGCGCGCACCTCGTTGATGCTCATCCAGCCACTGGCGAGCGCTTCCTTGTACATCTGCGCGCGGCTGGCGTTGTCAGCGCGATACATGCTGTCCATGTCGAAGCGGATGTAGTGGTCGATGATGTCAGTGCCCACGATGAGCTTGCGGTCCAGCTCCTGCTCGATGCGCTTAACCCAGGGCAACAGCGTGT